CTTTTTAGTGCAACTATGCCAGTTGAAATATTAGAAATGACAAAGGAATTTATGAAGAGTCCAGTTAAAATTTTAGTAAAGGATGAGGAATTGTCTCTCGAGGGCATCAAGCAATTTTACGTATCTGTTCAAAATGAAGAGCAAAAATTTGATGTTCTAACTGATATTTATGATACTATTAGTGTCACACAAGGAATCATTTTCGTAAATTCAAAACAAAATGCAATATTATTAAAGGAATTGTTAGAGAAGAGAAACTATACAGTTGGATTAATCCATGGAGGATATAACCAATTTGAAAGAAATGACATTTTGGCGGATTTCAAAGCAGGGAAGAGTCGTATTTTAATTGCAACTGATATTCTTTCAAGAGGTATTGATATCCAGCAGATTTCTTTAGTTATAAATTATGACGTTCCTTATAAAGTGGAGCCATACATTCATCGCATTGGGAGAAGTGGTCGTTTTGGTAGAAAAGGTGTTGCTATCAATTTGGTAACAGCTGATGATGCACCCAATCTTAAGAAAATCGAAAGATTTTATAGTACCAATATTGAGATGCTTCCAATGAACTTTATGGATTTAATCTAATTCTTCTTCGATATTATAAAATAATATTTTTCTAATATTAGAATAGTATATAATGGAATTTGTAGTTGTTAGTGCAATAGCAGGATTGGGTTTTTTATTAAGTAAAAATAATAATCCAAGACAAAAAAATATAAAATATATAGGAAAAGTAAGCAAAAATTATTTACCAAGTGGAGAAAATATATATGATAATAAACGCAGTCAAGAAGTTTGGAATGAACAACAACAATTAGCCGACAAAATTTTCGCCAAGAGTAAAGATGGACTTCGATCAAATTACATGATAGCGGGTCCTCCTGTCCCAATTTTTAATAAAGTAGATGGAACGGACAAAACTTTGCCGGTGGAATTTACTGGTGGAATGGGGTTAAAAGAGAAGGCAGAGTCAATTGAAAAAAAATTGGCTCCTAAAATGTACACGCCTCAATATGACCCCAAAGTTAACGATTTAGAAATACCAAATTTGTTTAAGGATTATGCCGCCGCTGGTGGATGGTCGGGTATTTCGTTGACTGGAAACCCAGTTGATCGTGAAAGTTTTTTTCATAATAATATGGTTCCATTTTTTGGTGGAACTGCCAAACAAAATGTGAGTGAAAATGCGAACCAAACTATTTTGGAAAATTTCACTGGTAATGATCCCAATTATGAGCAAAAGAAAGAGGTCAAAAGGGACGACTTCTTCCAGCCTGTCGCTAACTTGTCAAATGTTTATGGTATGCAAAACTTGGATGGCTACTTCCTCGATAGATACATCGCTGGAAACATTAGAAATAACCAGGCTCCTGTTGAACCCATTAGGGTTGGTCCCGGTCTCAACCAGGGATACACTGCTGAACCAAGTGGTGGTTACCAGCAAGCCAATAAGAGGGATTTCATTCTACCTAAAAATGTTAATGAGCTTCGTGTTAAGACACATCCAAAAGTTTCTTACGAAGGCGTTGTTATTCCTGGTGGAAGTGTCACTGGCAAGAAACCAGGAAAAGTTGGTATCGTTGCCAAAAACCAACCAGATACATTTTATGTCAATTCACCGGATCGTTTATTCACTACCGTTGGAGATGTTTATGGTCCCAAACAAAGACCCACTGTGGTTCTTAAATATACCAATCGTAAGACAACCGAGCTTAAAAATATGGTTGGACCAGCTGCACCAGCGGCAACAGGAAGCCAGGCTCAACTCAAACCTGCATTTCGCAAATCATCAAGATTCAATTATGCAGGAGCAGGTCCTCGTAACCAGCAAGCAATTGGAAAATGGCAAATCAATGGACCCAATGCTTCGATTCCTAATGATTATGGTAGAAGCAGCATGAAAGTTAAACCCAATGCACGTATGAGTACTGGAAATAAGACTCACGTTCTCAACTATAACCCAATCAACAAATTGAATAGAGCTCCTAATAAACCAAATGTAAGACACACACGTCGCATGAATGTTGTTGGAAACAATCGCTGGTCTGGAAACTTTCAAAATACTGGACCCGCCAAAGGAAAAGTTTATGATCCCAATGATTTACCAAGAACCACTATCAAGGAACAAAATATTGATAATAATCACCAAGGTTACTTCCAAAATACTGGACCAGCTAAGGGTCAAGTCTATGATCCCAATGATGTTCTTAGAACAACTATCAAGGAACAAAATATCGATAACAATCACCAAGGCTACTTCCAAAACACTGGACCAGCTAAGGGACAGGTTTATGATCCAAATGATGTACTTAGAACTACTATCAAGGAGCAAAATATCGATAATAACCACTCTGGCTACTTCCAAAACACTGGACCTCAAAAACCAACTGTTTATGACCCGAATGATGTGCTTCGAACAACTATCAAGGAGCAAAATATTGATAACAATCATTCCGGTTACTTTCAAAACACTGGACCAGCTAAGGGACAAGTTTATGATCCCAATGATGTGTTACGAACAACTATCAAGGAGCAAAATATTGATAACAATCACCAAGGATATTTCCAAAATACTGGTCCAGCGAAAGGACAAGTATATGATCCCAATGATGTTCTTAGAACAACTATCAAAGAGCAAAACATCGATAATAAATATGTTGGTGGTTTTAAGGGTAGCTTGAAGGGAATGGTTTATGATCCCAATAGAAAATTACCGGAGACCATTAAACAGCAAACAATTGTGTATAATAATATGGGTAATATTAGTAACCAACAACAGGGAGGTGGATACAAGAATGTAAAGATGAAAGTAAAGAATACACAGCGTTTGACAACTAGTGTAGAATATTATGGTGATTCACAGGGACCAAGCCAGGGTGGATATAGAAATGCGAAAGTCAAGGCAAAGAATACAGCTAGACAGTTTCAATCAGATAATGAAGTTATTGGAGCTGCTGGACCTGCGTCTGTCAAGGCACCTAAGTCTTACAGTGATATTTACAATGCTACAATCAAGACTATTAGAGAACAAGTAGCAGTAGGAAGAAAACCGGCAAATGAAGGACCAAAGGTTGGACTTTCAAAGGATGATGTTAATATGAAGACATCGAGACATGGAGATGTTGATAACAGTAGAATTGAGAATAGAGGTGTTATGAGTAATAAGGTTTATAATAGTATTCCACAAGTTAATCAATTTGGTGAAACCCACCACAAGGATACTTTGCCCAATGAACCATTGGCGGATAGAATTAATCCTGATTTACTGGATGCGTTTAGAAAGAATCCATATACACAGTCATTGCACAGCTACGCTTTTAACTAATTTTTTTATTTTTGGGTCTTATTCTCTATAGATTGGAATAACTTTGTTGCAATTTGTTTATTATTTTCATTATATTTATTTGGATGAGTTGATGCCTTGATTAGTCTAATTGCTTTATTTCTTTCATTTTTATTTTTTCCAAGAAGATATCTATCCATTATTACTTTCGCTAGATTATCATAATTATCATAAGTTCTATTACTTATTTTCAAGTTTTGTATTTGTAATTTTTGCAAAACTTTTTCTACAAAGCTTTTTATTTTATTTTGATTTTCTACTGGAACATTGGGTAATTGGATTGTTTTACTCAAAGTCTCATTGACATTTGGTAATTTAATTTTTGGAGAGGATGGATTATTTATATAAAATACAGTATTTTATTATCTTCTAAGTTACTGCCTTCCTTCGAAGTAAAGTAATATTTATCATCACCAGATCTTACTGTTTCATAATGAACGGAGTCATTATTATAAATATATATCCAGTAATATTTATCTTTATTAACTGGATTATTATCTACATATATTTGCTGAATATCCCTCTCATTAAATTTTCCCAAACTTTTATTTGATACAAAAAATAGAAAATTCAATTTATATTTATTACTTATCAATATGATGTCTTGATTTGTTAAATAATAATTTGCATTCCTAAAATTGTTTTTGTATTTCTTAATTATGTTAGACTTAACAGTAAAACTACTCTCTGATTTATATTCATTGTTTTCCATGTTTGCCAAAACATTAACTCGAAAATCTACTGCAACACTACTTTTATCATCCTCATTTAATTTTCTATAATTATCACTCACACTTTGAAATAAAGAATGTATAAAACAACTACCATCACCAACTGTTTTCAAACTAAATAAATTTTTGACAGTTTTTTGTGATTTTTGTTCAAATAAATCTGCGAATTCGCTTAAATTTTTATCTACGACTGTTTTATCTTTTCCAAGTTGCAAATTATTAATTTTTATGTAATCATCAATCCAATCTTGTAAATCTTTTATACCCCCTTTTTGATTTTTATTGGAATTATTTTGGGAAGGGGCAGCAGCTTCTTCCCCATTGGCTTTGACAGCAGCTTTAGCTTCTTCGTTTGCTCTCATCGCTGCATTAGCTGCAGCTTTAGCTGCATTAGCTGCAGCTTGAGCTGCTTTTTTTGCTTCTTCATTGTTTGGTGAAGATTGGACATTTGCTAGAGCATTGTTCGCTGCTTTCGCTGCTGCTTTTGCTTTTTCTTCTGCTTTTGCAGCAGTTTCTTCCGCATTGGCTTTGACAGCAGCTTTAGCTTCTTCGTTTGCTCTCATCGCTGCATTAGCTGCAGCTTTAGCTACATTAGCTGCATTAGCTGCAGCTTGAGCTGCTTTTTTTGCTTCTTCATTGTTTGGTGAAGATTGGACATTTGCTAGAGCTTTGTTCGCTGCTTTCTCTGCTGTTTTTGCTTTTTCTTCTGCTTTTGCAGCTAATCTTGCCGCCCTATTTCTAGCTCTTTGTGCAGCTTGTTCATGGATAGTTGGGGGTCTTGGCTTATTTAAGGGGTTTTTTTGTGGTGTTCCGGTTTGTTGAGCACGACGCTCTTCCATTATTTTAGCTTTTTGCATAGCCTCTTCAGCCAAGCTCATTTGTGGTACATTAGATTTTTGAGGGGCTACAGCTTTTGCTTGTTCAGCTGCGGCAGCAGCATATTTATATAAATCATTTATTAATTTCTTACGTTCACCATTATTTTTAGATTGGTTAATCTTATCTAATAAATTGATTACTTGTTTTGTGTATTCGCTTTGTTTGGATTGATTTAATGCTTTGATCATTTTATCTATATTGGACAGTGCATTTTTCTCTGCTTTGTTAAAAGCATTATTATTTACATTTTTAGTGTTGTTAAGAAATTTATTTATACGTTTTCGAACCTTTATCTCAATTTTGTTTGAGCCTGGAGGAGGTGGGGGTGGAGGTGGAGCTGAAGTTGCCTTAGCTAAATTTTTTAATTGATTATTAATAAAATTTTGATTATTATTTACATAGGATTTTTGTTCTTGCTGTTGCTGTTGCTCTTGTTCTAGCCGTTGCTCTTGTTGCGGTTCTTGTTGTTGTGCTGCCTTAGCTTGAGCTGCTGCTTTCCCAATGTATGAATATAACTCAGATACTAATTGTTCATATAATTTTTTATTTCCTTTGGTATTGGCTTGTTTAATATCTGACAATAAACCTAGTATTTCTTTGGTGTATTGAGTTGATTGGGCTTTATTCTCTTCTTGAATTAGTTTTTCTATATTTGATAAAGCTTTCTTTTCAGCATTTAAAAAATCATTATTGGATAAACCTTCAGTATTTTTGCTTAATTTATCAGTTATTTTTTTAACACGAATTTGAAGAAGTTTTTCAGCATTTATATTAGACATGTTTATAATTGGAGGTAGGTTTTGATTTGGTACATCCATAATTTGAACATTGGGAGCTACCTGTTTTAGAGTACTAGCAACTGCTGCATTATCTCCAGCATCAATATTAACAAGTTTATCAACAGTTTGTTCACTTTTAACAACAGTGTCAACTGGCAATTCTACAAGAGAAGCACTAATAATAACTGCAAATTGGTTATTAAGATTTCTAATGGTTGTGTAAATTTCCTCTTTCATCTTTACGATGAATGGAATACTTACATATGTACGAGGGATTAATTTGGATCCAGTTGTTGGATTGAATCGAACTCCCATAAAATATCTATAGCCATCATTGAGTGCTTCAACTTTGTATGGTGCAGGTTTCAAGTTACCAAATATATCAAAAAGCTTTTTCTTTGAACTATTTTTGAATTTATTGAAAAATCCCTTCTTCTTATTCTTATTAATTGTTTTTTGAAATTCTTCAATTTTCATTATAGTTTGTTTATAATCATCAACATCTTGAGAATTGGAGACAATATTCCCAATCTCAAAAAATTTAAAATTATTGTAGGAGAATATTGAGTTTGTAATCACCTTACTGATAAATTTTTTTGGTGAAGGTTTCACATTAGCACCCCCAGATTGTCTTCCTACATCTACTAAAATCAATAAAGCAATCAATAAATCCAATGCAATCATTATTCCCAATCCCAAACAGCCTTTATGAGGTGGTGCTATACAAGTTATTAAAAATATAATATGAGCTAGAATATAACAAAATGTTCCAGATGATCTTCTGTAAAAGCAAAAAAATAGTATTCTAAAAAGATCGTCATCACCTCCTCCTTTTTTACCACCACTAAAAGGTTGAATCTTACTTAAATCACTTCTTATTTTTTGAATCTCACCTTGAATATTTAATTTTTGAAAAGCTTGATCATAAGGAAGTAGCTGTAAATTGGATTCCTTAGCTATTTTTTCAGTTTTTTTGTTAAGAATGTAAGTATTCAATGGATTATTATCCATTTTTAATTTATTTGATATGAGTGTAATAGTTTTTCCAAAAACTCCTTCTGTTTCCTCACAATTCGATTGATTAATAACCGGCTTTATTTGTTTTTGAGCTTTCCTTTTACACATTGGAATGCTACTATTTCCAATAATAATCTCAGTAGTGAATAAATCGCTTTTTAAAATAGTTGCATCTTTATCTGGCGTGTAAACCTCAATTAATAAATTTCCATTATTATTTTGGAATTCTTGAGAGAAAGGAACATTTTTTTTATATTCAAAATTTAATTTTGGATCGGTTCCTCTGTATGTTGATTTTTGAATAATTATAGAATCGCTCATAAAATATATAACATTTTTTTATAAACGAAATATTTTTGGTTTCTAAACAATGTGGAATTTCTTTAGGTGTTTTCAAATTATTTTTCTATTAGTAATATATGAATAGATTCGAAGGTAGCAATAAAGATACATATAGAATTAAAAGACCAGAGGATTACTCAATCTTTCCTAAGGAAGTAATTACTTATGATTGCAATCAATATCCAGTTAGAAAATTGATTGCAGTAGGAGACAAAATAGAAGTAATTTATTTGTATAAAATTCAAGATTATGGTCCATTACCTCCAACTCTTTAAGCGAATATTATAGAAAATATTAAAGAAACTACAAAAAGTAACCAAGAAGTAATCTTTAATGAACTGGAAGTAGTTTGAGTATTGCCAACATTTTGAATATTTTTTAGAGTAGAAGTTGCACTATTGAATGAACCAAATGACATTGGAGGAGCTGTTGCATAGGGGGCTTTTGGTTCTGATAAACTTGCTAAAAGATTGTCCATATTCTACAAATAATTTAGAAAATATTTATTAAGAATAAGTATAATTTCCAATAAAAATATATCTTCATTTCTCAAATGGAAGATGTAAGTATTAATGTTTTAGTTGATGCAAAGACAGAGTACACCAAGCAATTAACAAGTATTTTGTCTCCTGTTATTTTTGAAGGACTAACTAGTTTATATGAGGAAGCTAAACAATTTAAAGAGGAAGCGAAAGATCCTAGATATGATGAATACAGTGAGCTTCAAATTTTTCAAGACTATTTAAGAAAAATTCCTAAATGGAATCAAGATATAATTGACAATGAAACTAAAAGAGTTATTACTAAATCAAAATGTGATTGGTTGGAGGATTTATTGGCAGCTGTCTTCATTAGCAATGCTAAAATTTTGAGTGTTATAAGAATTAAGAATCCTAGCCATCAAATGAAACTCAAAATACCGAAATTAAGAAGCTTTATTCACAAATGTTACATTGAGTGTAGTAGAGAAATTTATCAAAATGTCTATTTATTTGACAATGAAGAAGTTACCACAGTTGAGAAACAAAAAAATGTTAGAGATATTTTGAATATTGTCAAGGAAGGTATTGTGGAATCTGTGAGAAAACTTCTTCCTGTTCAGGAAATTATTAAGACTTATTTAGGGAGAATATATGATGATGAAGAGACAGTTAATTCCATACATTCTGGATTCGAAGAAAACTTATTTAGAGACTTTGCTAAAAATAAATTAAGAAAGGAGATTGATGAAGAAAGAAGTGAAAGTGAAGAAGAACATAAGAGGGTAAGCGAAAGTGAAGAGTCCACTTCTCATTCTAGAAAGGAGAGAAGTAGATCTCCTCCTCCTCAATTTCAACAATCACAAATAGAAGAGCATTTCGAGAATTTACCAGTTCAAAGTGTAGAAGAAGTTCAACAAGAAATTCCTAGCATAGATGATTTGATTAAAATAAGAGAAATGCCGGATACACCTGTTTCTCCAATCCAAGTGACAAATGTCGAAGATGAACCTAAAGAAGAAATATTGAAAACTATCTTGGAAAAACACGAATTGGAACAACAAAAGCCAATCAATCACGAGAACACGATGACTCAAGAGAATGTTAAGAAAATTATTGACGAGGAATCAAAGATGCGAGAGGAAAGAAGGAGAGAAAGAGAGGAGAGACATCGCGCTCGAGAGGAAAGAAGAAGACGTAAGGAGGAAAAAAGGGCTAGAAGGAAATTATTAAGAAATAAGGATAAGATGGCAATGGAAGAAAAGGAAAAAGAGGAGGATAATGAATCGACTGAGTCGACAAACGTAGAAACTCAAACTTTAACCCAAACTCAAACCAATGGATATGTTTCAGATGAAATTGTAGAGAACAACAATTTTTCATTTGGAGGTCCAGTTTATAATGGAGATGAATAAAAAATTCGTTTAGAACTCTATTTTTTTTACTATGAAAAAAATAAGATGTTGTACTTACTAAAAAATCCAATAGTTTTTGGCGCTCTTGTTGGAATAGTTCTTTGTTTATTACTTTTTGCAAATGATAAATTTTTGGCGAAGAAGGATGAAGATAAGAGTGGTGTTTTAACATATGTTAAGATTTTCATTGCCGGTTTTGTAGCAACGGCGCCATTAGTTTTCTTATTTTTCAATAGAAATTTAAGTTTTAAGAATCCAAATGCCATCGAGAAAGTTGTGAAGACAGCTATTCAAGACGCAGGAGCTGCTCCTGCCCAATGTGTTGCCTCTTTCGTGGATGATGTTTCTCATACATCAGTTGAACAGGCTGTTGAAGCTGTTAAGTCTGTTGAATCCGTTGGAGATTCATTAAAAGATGTTTCCAAGAGTCACAAATTGAAGGTCAAAGGATTGAAGAAATGTCACGCGGATGTTCCGGATTGGTAGGAAATTTAATTATTTTTTATTTGCAAATAAAAAATAATATAAAAATATGAATCCAATCTCTGTTGCCAATACAATATCAAGTTCACCTCCAGCACGTCCTTTACCTAGACCTGGATATGCTTATCCAGTGCCAAGCGCACCACCATTGGATGATGTTTTTTACACCTTTGGACATTTAAAATGGGACAAAACCCCATAAAAAAGAGGTTCAAAGTTAGGTCTTTTCATACCTGCATAAAGTTTGATTATAAACACTCGTTGAAGTGCTTTGATTACTTGTTTCTCTACATAAATAA